TATATCTTCGCGACGGATTATCTTCCGCGCCGGACGGCGGACGGACAGCAACCAGTATGCCCGCGTACCACGTCCCATCATCCGATGCGAGGGGATCCAGCCGGGGTACGCCTTCGCCGTCTCCTTCAACGCGTCCATCGCCTGCTGCTCGGCGATGTCGGTCGGCACCAGCCAGATCCGACGGCCGGGTAGGGCAATCGCGCGACAGCCCCAACCATCGCGGCGCACGACCGCTTCAGGCATGTGATGCTCAATCGTATGGCGCAGTTTCCGCAACCGCACGACCGAGATAAAGACCACGGCCGCGACGCAGGCAATCAATGCCAGCGCCGGCCAGAACAACACGTCACCCATGATGGGCTCCTTCCTTGATACCATTCAGCCGCCCCGTTATCGCTTCCACGATGAACAGACTCCGATCGAAACGGCGACCGAATTCGGATTCCCCGTACGCGTCCAACCGGTCCAGCAGGTCAATGGGGATTCGGACCGTGATACTGGTCTTACGCCCCATCATCATTCACCGCCGTTCTGTTTGAACCCGGCGGCCATGAAGCTGCGTCCCACCGACGTGACCTGCTTCGTAGTCTTGTCGTGGGAGACGTAAACCCATGCGCCGAATCCAACAAATTCCACCGGAACCCCCACACGGATGACGGGTTTCACCTTGGCCGTCACGGTAACGGGCACGACCTCGGGCGCGTGCTCTGTATCACCATCGATTGGCTGGAACAAGGTCTGGATCAGCCATTGAGGTACGCCGTCCGCATTGGTCTTCTGCGCATTGGTTTTGGTCTCGGCATCCCAATCGCCCTGTTTCTCCTCAACCCTCAGGGGAATCATCTGCTGAGCGATGAGATGCTGGTCGAGGCTCTGAAATCCTTCGGCAGTTGTGTAGCTTTTCCTGCGTGGCATGTGACGCCACCTTTCTGGTTTTTCGGGTAGTGCCCGAAAAGTTGCGCACTTTGGATCATGGCCGTCCATGGAGCGATGATCAGTTCGCTTCCACGAGGTTGTCATCGAACCGGGACATGTCGAGGTAGCGGCGGGTCGACCATTCGTTCGCGGTGACGTACCGGATGCGCGCGCAGACGAGCATGAGCGCGCTGTTCCCGTCGGGGAAGCCGCCCACGACGCGCGTGCGCCGGCGGATCTCCCTGTTCAACCGCTCGATCATGTTGTTCGTGCGGATGCGCCTGCGGTGCCCGTCCGGGAACTCGTCCAGCAGGTAGGTCGTCGTCTCGCCGACGCCCTCCCGCAGGCAGTTGGCGGCGGCCCTCAGCCTCCTAGACCTCATCTCCGCGGCGACTTGTTCGGCTTTGTCCAGCGCGGATTCCCGGCTTTCCATGGCGAATACCGCCTTCAGGGCGGCGGACGCCCATTCTCTGTGGATCGGCGGGACCTTGGAGAGCACGTTGCGCATGAAATGCACCATGCAGCGTTGGTACTTCGCCTTGGGCAGCATCGAGCCGACCGTGGCCACCAGTCCGGCGCACCGGTCGCCGACCACGAGCCTGACGCCCTTCAGGCCGCGTTCGATCATGCCTCTGAAGAACTGCTCCCAGCTGGCCGAGTCCTCCCTCATGCCCTCCGTGACGCCGATGACCTCGCGATGCCCCTCCGCGTTGATTCCGATGGCGACCAGGACGCTCACGTTCTCCACGTGCCCGCCCCATGAGCGCTTGTGCCACACGCCGTCCACGAACACGTACGGGTATTCGGATTCCAACGGCCTCGTGCGCCACTGGTCGATCTCCCCGTAGATCCTTTTGAGCTTGTCGCTCAATGTCTGCGAGGGCATGCGGTCTCCCCACAGCAATTGGCTGATGTCGTCGACCTGGCGGGTGCTCACGCCCGCCAGGTACATGTCGATCAGGGATTCCTCGACGCTCTGCTCGCGCCGCCGGTAGCGTTCGATCACCGCGGACTCGAACAGGGCGCCCTTGAGTTTCGGCACCTTCAGCTCGAGCCTGCCGGCCTTGGCGGTGAGCTTGCGTTCGTAGTGGCCGGCCCTGTACGCCTTCCGTCCCCCGCTGCGCTCGTATCTGGCGGCCCCGGTGATCTCGTCGGCCTCGGCGTCGAGCATCGCGTTGAGGATCTGCGTCATCTTCTCGGTGATCAGCCGGTCGAGCCTGGTCTCGAGCAGGTTCTGGTCGATCTGTATGATGTTCTCGGGCATGGTTCCGTCTCCTGGCTTCCA